TATTTTCTTCAGCAGTAGATATAATATTTATTAGTTTATCTAACTCTTCTGTAAATTGTGGGTGCTCACCAATTGCAACAGGATTATTTAAGTACACATTAGCTTTAGCTTTAGCATCAGATATCTCTGCTGTATACTTATCGTGCAATGCATCTAGAAACTCGTCTCTCATTCCTGCCCCCTAAATTGATAATACTTATCCTCAATAAGATCAGCATCATCTAAGTAAGGATTAAACTTAGCCTGTACAGATTCCTTTGCATCTCTTATTGTTTGATTTAGAGTACGACCTTGCTTTAAACAACCTGCTACAAAATCTTCTACTTCTATTATTGCTTGTTTAACTTGCCCCATCTTTGACCTCCTTTATTAGTCTATTTAAATACCATTGTGCTTTTTCTAAATCTTGCAATGGCTCTCCTTTAAATTTATATCTTGATACATACTTCAAGACATTACCTTTTAAGTACCCATGATACTCATCATTCTCCATACAATCACGAATAACATCTATTGTTTCTTTCTTACCATGTTTGTAATGTGCAGGTGAATTTACATTATCAAACTGCACTTCATTCTCATATGATATATCATTACTATGATCTATCTTTTTTAGATAGACACGCTTATCTTTTACCATACTTTCTCCTTACTGTGTTATACTCAATCATCTCAAGATCATACTCTCCTTTATCTACATTACGTTTAACTACAAGTCCACTCCACCACATTTGCTGTGTAGCTTTAGCATAGTTTTCCTTATGATGCAAGTAACATCCTGCAGATAATCCCATAAGTTTTTTACCAGATGGTAGAGCACACATAGCATAATCAAATGTATGTATGTGACCTACAGTAGAAGATACTTTATTTTTTAAGAGTAGAGAACGAGCCACATTGTCACCACTGATAGGCTTGCCCATGACACCAGTAGGGTAATTGTGGCAATAATATACACCATCCACAACAACGGGCTTCTGGTACTCATGTACTTCCCAACCAAACTTTTCAAATTTAAAATCGTCTGTACTAATTGTTCCTTCAAGTTCTGGTATGTCATCTACTGTTCTATCTATCCTATCTTCGTGATTACCAAGTAACATGATTTTTCTTGATCGTCTCCCATTGAGACCTTTGTTAAATTTTTCCAATGCATCATGAACATGGTCTATATCTTTCTTATATCTTCTACCTTCAAATGATTTCTTACCTTTATCATAACTAGATAGTGAATCCATACTTGCAAAGTCACCCATGCATACTATGGTATTTGGTTTCAGATCATGTGCTAGTTTACCTGCCCATAAAAATCTGTCATTGCTTGCCTTTGGAGTACAATGAGGGTCTCCTATAACTAAGTGTGTTGCCATTAGTTTAACTCCTTATCACGTTTGTTTTTTAAATATTCAATAAAATCAATAACATTATCTTCACTATCAAATTCAGCTACAGAATTAATAGCTAGATCTTTTTTGTTATCTTTCTTATCGTCTGCAAACCCACGTAGTCCATACATAAATGTAGTCTGAGGGTCTGATGTTGCCATTTTAATCATGCCTCTTGCAATAGTAGAACATAACTCATACTGTTCTGTTGTCATTGCGGCTTTACTATCCATAACTATTCCACAGGTAAAGCCTTTATCCCAAGGTGTAATTAAAACTTTTATTGCATTTTCTGCATCGAACTTTTTCTTTCTCATTTATACCAATACCTTTTATAGTTGTCATCATTATACTCAACTACCTTATGTTCAAATCCTCTCTTCATACTTTTTCTACCAAATTCTTCTGCACTCTTTTCATTACCAAATAAAACATTTGTAAACATTTTGTAGTCCTTATCTTTTTTATTTTTATATAATACAAAGTATAGCATCATAAGTACAAGGGTGGAAAATAGACCCCTCAAAACTACTCCCCACCCAGTTAAAGTTACAATCTCTATTCAAAAGTTTCCTCTTTCTTAGGATTGTTTACTTCAGTGTACCAAACCCACTTAGGGTTCTTGCCTTGCGATTGTTGTTGTGGTAACAATTGCAATTTACTTCCCCAACAAGGAAGCTTGTATGGGCAAAATGTACAAGCCATGCCCAAAACTCTATTACCTGTTTTCTTAGTACGGAATGTTTCTTCTATATCTTTAAAGCATCTTTTAAATGGTACTTTATTTTCAATAGCTGTTATGTTTTCTTCTGCACTAGCTAACGCTTTAACTCTGTATTCATTATCATCTATAGGAGTTTCACATACTGTCCACTCACCTGTAGATTTATTAATTACAATCCATCCACCAAAAGGCATCTTCTCACTTTCACTATAAAGATATCCTTGAGGTACATATCCAAACGCATCGTCTCTTGCAACTTCTTCAAACCCACTTCCAAACTTTTTATCGAATGAATATGGTGACGCACTTTTAATATCCCACACTTTCTCATCAATCTTAACATCAAGCCTGCCTTCAATTTCTGACTCTTTAAATTTAAGTTTAACTTTTTTCTGCTCATCTTTTACTTCTACTCCTGCTGATTTCATTACAAATATAGCCAATGCCTCAACAAGATCTCCAAAAGTATTTCTCATCTTTACATTGTATGGTTGACCTTCACCCTTTACATTCTTTGCCTCCATTTGCAATTGACATAATGGTCTACCTATACTTGACATTCTTGGTTTAAAGCCCTCTCGTCTTTGCTCAGAGAACTGTTTGCGTAAGGCACTTTTACATGCCTCACCAAACTCTTCTACTAGTGTATCAGATACATCAATAGATTCTTTATTAGATTTATCTAGATACGTTTGAACTTTTAGAAGTATATCGTTCATTATGATGCCAACACATCTACAGGATCTTCAACTTGATCCACAACTTTCTTCATATCTTTATCAGATGAATCGTAGTTGCTCTTCTTAGCAGACTTATATAGATCTATCACTTCTGTATTTTCTTTAGTGATAACTTCTTGAAATACTCCAAGAGTTTCCATATCTTCTTTTGACATCTCTAAACCAGCATCAGCATTGACAGCAATCTCTGGTGTGTAATAAACATTACCACCTTTTTTCTGTCTCTTAGTATCTACTGATAATGTAGTAGTAAACATAAGTTTTTTACGTTTAGTAATCTGATCTAACGCAGAGCCAACTGGAGCAAATGCTGTACCTGTAACCCTCCATAGAGCAGGCAGATTAGAAACAGTGTGTTCTTCGCCATTTGCTTTTACTCCTTTAAATGATAACAGACCATACAATAATCTATAACATCTTATTGTTCTTTGTTCTGCTAGTTGTTCTGGTGTTAAAGATTCCCTATCTTTAAAAGGAACCTTACCACATTTTGTACCACCAAGTATATCTACAGCTTCTTCTTTCCAATTCTTGAAAATAATAGATCTGTTTACATACTCAGATTTATCTGGATCATAGTGCATGTATTGCATTGCACTTATGAATGGTCTAAATGTAACTGGCTTACCATATACATTCTGACCTACATTAGAATCAAAGGTAAATAAATTACCAACAGGTAATTGATTGCCCTCATCATCTTCTGGTGATCTGTTGATTCCAAGTCTAGGAATATTTACTCCTTTACTTGAACCATCATCTTGCCCAATAGCTTCCATAATTTGCTCTTGAGACATTTCATTTATATTTGTTATGTTATTATCCATAATAACCTCCTTGATTATTGATTTGCTTATACCACATTTCTACTAATTTGTCAAGTGTTATTTTAAAATATTTCATTAATAAAAAATCCTACTAACACATACACAATAGCACATCCAAGTATAGTTTCTAGCATACTTTAGTCTCTCCTTCAGTAATCTCGTAAGATAAATCTTCCAAACGAGCAAACCACATTAAATAACTTTGTAGTTCTTCATGTTCATTTATATATAACATTGTGGGTTTAGCATCACACTGTGCTTTTAAATCTTGTAGCATATCATAAGCTTCTTCTTGCTCATCATCAGCATAGTCTTCCCACAACTCTTTGTCTAGTA